GCGGCCGCGCTGCCGGCCAGACCTGCGGTGGCCGGCAGCGCCGCCGGGGCCAGGCTGATCAGGTTGGCCTTCAGGGACTCACCGAGCCTGTCGCCCGCATCCGACAAGTTGCGGAACGCATCGCGGACGATGGTGGTCCGGTCGCCGAGGCGCAGCTGCGCGTCAGCCACCGACAAGAACCGGCCCTGCACAGTGCGCAGGGTGCCGTCGGCGTCCGCGGTGATGCCCGCCATCCGCAGACGCAGCCGGTCCGCGGAGTCGGCTGTCCCGTTGAGGACTCGGGACAGCTCGTCGCGGCCGGCGAGGGTGAACGTCAACCGCTCAGGCACGGGTCACCCCCTTCATCGTGTCGTGGCGTACTGCCGGATCCATGCCACCGCTGACTCCAGCTCGTCGGCGGACAGCAGGCTGATCTCCCAGGGCCGGATGTGCAGGTAGTGGGCGAGCAGCCACCGGTACTCGGTGATCAGCCCTCGGAGTCCTGGTGGTGGCGCACCAAGTGGCCTTTTCCCAGAGCGTCGAGAGCCCGGTCGACGTCCGCCGGGTCGTGGGCCAGCTTGCGCAGGTCCGGCAGCACCGCGTCGATGCCGGCGTCCTCATTCTTCGCGAGGGCCTGGCTCAGGATGTTGGTGAACACGTCGTCGATCTCCGAGCGCTCGATGCGCGCCAGCAGTCGCCGCTTCCAGCCCGGCACGTCGAACGTCGCGAAGTCGAGGCCCTTGTCCTGGCGTCGGCGGAACGCCCACAGCACGGCCCGAAGAGCGGTGACGTCCTGCGCGCGCAGCAGGTTCTCGATGCCACGCCACGGCACATCCCCGCCCATGGCCTCCTCGATGTCGGCCGCCTCCAGCGCCGACAGGTCCTCGGTCGACCACCGCTCGACCGTGCCGTCGTCCTGCGTGTACGAAATGATCACGTGTTGTCCTCTTCTACTGGAGGTCCCGGCGCACATCGCCCAGGACGCGTTCGACTTCGGCCCGCATTCGCGGCGTGCCGGCCTGGACGGTGCGCGACCACCAGCCCGTCGGCCGCGCCCACTGCGTCGCCCACCGGCGCCGGTTGCCGAACACGGGGTGACGCACGCGGCCGCTCTCGATAACCCATGGCATGTTCTTCAGGTCGGCGGGAAGCCGGCCGCGGTCGATCCACACCCGGGCGCCGGGGCTGGCACCCGAGCGGACGCTGATCCGCACCGCGCCCGCGAGCGTCGCCCGCAGCGGGCGTGTGGTGGGCGACGGCCCGCCGGACACCGTGCGGCCCGAGCCGGGCAGCTGCACCGTGGTGATGGCCCGTTGCAGGTCCCGGTGCAGCGGCTCCGCAGCACGCCGGATACGGCGCGCGGTGTTCTGCCGCAGCCGGGGACCGCCCGCCGCACGCATGCGGCGGGACAGCTCCACCAGCTGGCCCGTACCCAGGATCTGCACGCTGCCGGCCATCAGGCGGCCGGGATGGCGACGTTCTCGGCGGGCTCCGAGGTGATCGCGAACTGGGCCATGATCTGCGCCGCGCCGTCGAGCTCGCGAACCTTGGCCTGCGAGGTGACGGTCACCGGGTACACGTCCATGGTCTGTGCCTCGACGTCGCCCTCGTCCATCCACACGATGAAGCCGGTGGCCTCGCGGGTCAGGAGGGTGCGGACGTCGTCGCCGTCCCTGCTCGCCCAGAACGTCAGCGAGCTTTCGGCCGCGGTGATCTCACCGCCCACGACCGGCGTGAACCGGCTCCCAAGAGCGGGTGTGGGCACGGTGCCGGACGTGGTCTGCCAGCCCCCCATGGCGCCGGTCTCGCCCTCCAGCGCGGTGCCGGCGTTCAGCTCCGCGCGGGTCGGAGCGCTCTTGCTCGCGATCGCCGGTACCCACAGCACCTTCGTGATGCCGCGCCGGTAATACCGGATCGAGGAGTTGATCGGAGTGGCCATCAGCTGTCATCTCCCTTTCGCCGACGGCGCGGGGCCGCGGTCTTCATGGTCGTCGTGGTCTTGCGCGGCGGGTCTTCGACGACCTGCCAGCCTGCCGCCTGGTGATGCGGCACCGCCGTCTCGTGCACCTCGATCTGCTGGTCTGCGGGCAGCTCGGGGTGGGCCATCCTCACGGGGCTCACGAGACGGGCACCCGGATCACCGCCACCTCGACGGAGGTGACGTCGTCGTAGGTGATGGACGCCCGGCCCGTGTCGGGGTCCCGGTAGTCGCTGGTGACGGGGATCGCCACGTCGGCGCCGGCCGCGACGGCGACCGCCCGGTCAGCGATCGCCAGGCCGTTCACGGTGCCCGGCGTCACCAGCGTCACCGTGTGCGGGGAGGCGTCCCCGTTGCGCACCATCAGCAGCACACCGGCCCCGGTCTGGCAGTCGTCCCCGCCGCCGGCCGCCGCCCCGTACGGCACGGCCGCACCGGTCAGGCCTACCACCGTCGTCGTCAGTGCAGCCATCTTTCATCTCCTCTACGTGAATGCGCGGCCGGCCACCGTCAGCAGCAGCACCGCCTGTACGCCGTTGTCCTGGTCCTGCGTGAGCTGGCTCGCCTCGATCGACGCCTCCAGCCCCTCGAGCCCCAAGTTCGGCGTCGCGTGCAGCCAGGCCTCCACCCGGGCGCCGATCTCGTAGGCCCGCGTGCGGGCGGCCCGCACATCGGTGTCACCCCGGGAGGCGATCGCCGCGACCGTGATCTGAAACTGCTCCTCGCGGCGCGTGCCGAGTCCGGCCCAGCCGCCGACGGTCTGCGCGGCCGTGAAGTCGCCGGCCGGATCGCCGTCGAAACCGACGATCAGCCAGTCCTGCGCTGCGTCCTCGGTGACCTCCGGGCCGTCCGTCACCTTCACCCCCTCGAGCTCGGGATCGGTCTGGCCCAACTGCACAAGGACGTCGATCATTTCGGGGACTCGGGATCCCATCAGGCCACTCCAGGGGGAAGTCGGTCGTTCGCCAGGAGCTCCAGCGCACGGTTGGGCACGGCATAGCCGACGCCGGGGATGGGCTCGGTCACGGAGTAGTCGTCGCCGCCGCCGGCCACGCCGCCACGACGTCCGGCACGCTGTGTCCGCCACAGGTGCTGGAGGATGATCCGCGCGGCGGCGGGGATGTTCTCCCGGATTGCTGTGCGCCCGGCCCGGTAGGTGAACTGCAGCCGCCCGGACAGCCGGCCGCCGTCCGGGCGGTAGACCTCGCCGGTGTCCCGGTTCACGGCCAGGTCGGCGACGTCGGGGGCGGTGCCCCCGGTCAGGAGGGATGCGACGGCCGTCACCTCCTGCACCGGGGTGTTCAGCAGCACGACCACCGCAGCGTGGCGCACGGTGTGCTCCTCGGTGATGGAGCGGGGCACGATCGGGCCGGTGTAGAACTCGACCGCGCGGGTGGTGACGTTGGTCCAGTACCGCACCTCGCCGTCATCGTCGCTGCTGTTCTTCAGGTTCAGGTGCTGCTTGGCGTCGGCCAGCGACAGGATCGCCGGAGGCGCCGCCTCGAGCACGTCCAGGACGTCGGTGTACGCCGAGGCTGGGCCGGTCCACTCCCATCGCACCGTGTGACGGCCCGGCACGGTGGTGACGTAGTCCGCCTGATAGCGGCCCGTGGCCTCCTCGGTGACGGGCGGCGTCGCGGTCGTCCCGTCCGGGAGTGTGAGCGTGACGACGGCCGTCGCCGCACTGGCCAGCACCCCGCCCGGATCGCGGCACTCTGCGGTCAGCCGGGCGGTCGCGCCGAGATCGAACGGCATGGGCTGCCGCCGATCAGGCGCGGGACGGCGGCATGCGCCGCGGCCAGCCCAGCAGGACCACGGCCGAGTACACAGCGCCGGTCGCCGGTGCCCCGGAGGCCGTGATGACTGCCCGTAGGTACCGCTGGTGACCGGTGTACCCGATCTCGTGGATCTGCTCGTCGTTGGACGAGGTGAGTGCAGGCTCCGCGCCTTGCAGGAACTCGTCGGCGACGGCGGTCCAGTCGGAGTCGTTCGGCGAGTCCTGGACCTCCACGGTGTGGGTGCCGTCGGTGACGGTCCCCGCGTGGACGACGACCAGCACGGAGCGGAAGCCGCCCTCGTCGGTCATGCGGTCCACCGTGGTGCCCGTTGTGCTGGTGGTGCGCGCGGCGGCGGGCAGGATCGTGGACTTCGCCAGCGCCACGTTGTAGAGGCTGTGCCTCATGATGCGTTCTCCTCCTGGTCGCGGGTGCGGGCGTCCTCGAGGAGCTTGTCGCGGCCCTTGACGATGCCGGCCCGGTTCTGGCCGGCGGCCTCGGCGTCGAGGACGCGCAGGGTCTCGGCCTCGCTCGCGGTGGCGAGGTACTCGATGACCTCGCGGTTGCTGTGCTGGTCGGGGTCGTACGGCTGCGGTCCGCCCGGCTCCTGGCCGTCGCCCTTCTGGGAGGTGAGGGGAGCCGGCGGGGTGATGGTCCTCTGCTCGCCCGGCGCGGCGGTCGCTGCCTCCACTGCCGAGTGGCGGCGGGCCACGTAGGTGTCGACGTCCTCGAAGTGGGCTTCGCGGCCCTTGAGGATCGGGTCGCGTGAGTCGACGAGCGCGCCGGTCTGCACGACCCGCGGGGCGCCGTTGACGATGGCTGCGAACGACGCAGTGCACCGCTTGATCGCCATGGTGGTGATCTCCTTTCACTCAGCACGAAGGGGGCCGCGTACTGCGGCCCCCTCGGTGTGGCTGATCAGGCGGCGGTCTCGAGGTTCAGCAGCCGGAATGCCGCGTCGTTCACCGAGTCGGCGCCGACCCGGTAGTAGGCGTACCAGCCGCGCTGGCCGGTCGGCCGGTTGTTCGCGCCCACCAGGTGCGGCAGGAACTCCACGGTCATGCCGATCCGGTCGGCGATGACGTAGTGCTCGAAGTCCCCGTACAGCAGCGCGTAGTTGTCGGCCGTGGCGGCTGTGTCGAAGGTGCCGTCCATGTCCTCGGCCTCGAGCGCCGGGCGGCCCAGGAGCATCGGCGGCACGTCGGCACCGAGCCGCTCCCACAGGTCCGCACCGCCGCCGGTGTCGAAGCGGCGCACCAGGTTGTAGATACCGCGGTTCGCCATCCACGACGCGCCAGCCCGGTAGCGGGCGGGCAGCGCCTGGTCGAGCTTGTAGACGTCGGCGACGGCGAACGTCTCTGCTGTGGTCGGCGCCACCTCCGAGGAGGTCCCGGCGAGGGCGGTGATGATGCCCGTCGGCTGGCCCGACCCGGAGCCGGTGGTGAACGCCGCCGCCTCCAGGGTGTCCTTGCCGAAGGCGAGGAGCCGGCCGACCTCCTGGGTGACGTTGGCCTCGTCCTCCAGGGCCTCGATGCTGATCGGCACGAAGCCATCGGCCTTGTGGATCGGGACCGTGGGCTGGGCGAACGCCGGGGCGTTGTCCCCGGCCTCCGAGCCCTCAGCTGCCCAGCGCCAGGACACGGCCCCGGCGGACACGCCGTTCCACACGTCGCCGGTGGCGACGACCTGGCGGGCCGCCTGCCGGATCTGGTTCCGCGACCCGGACGACGTGATGATGACCGTCGGGTCGAGCTGGAACGGGACCAGGTAGCCACCGGCCGAGTCGGTCAGCGACATGGCCCGTTCGAGGGCCTTCTGCTCCTCGGGGGTGACCATGTGGCCCTTGCCGCGGGCGAGCTTGGACCAGGCCCGCAGGTACTCCGGCGACGAGGTGGCCAGGCACATGCGGGCGATGGTGCCGCGCTTGTCGTCCCACCGCTCGAGGATGTCCGTCGACACCGACCGGATGCGGTCGTTGGCGCCGGACATCTTCTCCACCGCGCACAGGGCCCGGGCGCGCAGCTCTTGCCCGGTCTCCTCAGGGGAGCGGCCGAAGGTGCGCATCTCGCCGAGGTCCCACGGGTTGCGGAACCGGCGGTCCTCCACGCTGTCGGGGTTGAGGATCGGGTCGGTGTCGTAGGAGCCGCCCGGGCCGGTCGGGGTGCCGCGCTGCACGGCGAGCGCGGACGGTGCCCGGTCGGTGCTCTGCGTCGAGGCGCGGACCCGCTCGAGGGCGGCGCGGCGCTCGAGCTGGCGGCGGTGGTCGTCGACCTCGGCGAACTCGCGGGTGAGCTCGTCGAAGGTCTGCTCGTCCTGCTCGGTCAGGTTGTCGCGCTGCTCGAGCTCCTCGAGCTGGGCGCGGATGTCGCGCAGGCGGATGACCGCCTGGCCGTGCGAGAGCTGAAGCTGCGGAGGCATCAGCGGGTCTCCTTCGGGGTGTCGATGGACGCCAGTACGCCGTCCATCAGCCCGCCGATCTCGGCGAGCTGGGAGCGGAGGCGCTCTGTGCGCGGGGATGGCGACGGGTGCCCATCGGCGGGCGGCGCGTCTGTGCTCGGTGCTGCAGGCGGGTGCTCTGTGGCGAGCGGCGCGCCGTCGTCCCTGGCGGCCTCGGTGGCCGGTGGGGACATGGTCTCTCGGGCAGCACCGGGGCGCTGCGGGTTTTCGGTGGCCGTGCCGTTCGGGAACAGCACGGCGGCGGCGACTTCGCGCCGCAGTTCGGGGTCGTCGGGGATGACCGGTGCGGTGGCGGCGTCCCTGGCGAGGGAGTGCCGGATGCGGCGGGTCATCTCGTCGGAGTGGACCAGGCCGTCGGCCATGTCCCGGGCTCTCACCGACACGGAGGTGCCGGCGTAGGCGGGGAAGACGACGGGGCCGAGCTCGCGGCATTTGAGCTCGATGAGCTCCCGCTTCAGTGGGCCGCGGTCGCCGGGCATCCACAGCAGCTCGTAGACCTCCTCGGGCTTGACCAGCTTGCCGTTGACGTCGCGCCACTCCTCGCGGACGACCTCGAACCGGAACGACATGCCGTTCACGGTCTCTTCGGCGATCGCGTCCCGGATGGGCTGCATCAGCCAGTTGTCGGTGATGCGGCCCTGGACGTACAGGCCCTGGTCGTCCTCGCGGAGGTCGTTGATCGAGCCGATGGGGATGGAGCCGATGAGCGGGTGCCTACCGTGGTCGAACTGCATGACCGGGGTGTTCTCCCGGATCGTCTTCTTGAAGGCGCCCTTGCGGATCGTCTCGGTGAAGGCGCCTTCCCAGGAGTTGATCTCGGTCTCCTGGCCGAACATGGCCGCGTAGCCGGTCAGTGTCCGGCCGTCGGCCTCCTCGTCGCCCTCGGCCCGCACGAGCTGGAACGGCGCGGACCGCTCGAGCTCGCGGGCGACGGCACGCAGAGTAGGCGGCATTACGTCCCCTCCTCGTCCTCGGGTGGTGTGGAAGCGGCCGGTGTGCCGCCGGTCTGGCCGGGCTTCTGCAGCTGCACGGAGAACAGCCCGGTGTGCTCCAACAGGCCCCAGTCCTGAGCCTGGACCGCCCGCTGTACGGACGCCGGGGTGTAGCCGGCGTCCACCAGGGCGCGGATCGTGCGGGACTGCAGGCCCTGGATCTCGGCGGCGTCCTTGGCGTCCTCGCGCAGGAACGGGACGTCGCGGGCGTCGTACCAGAGGCGCACTCCTCGGCCGATTCCGCCGGGCGGAGAGACGAGGTGCTCGAGGGACCCGGCGGCGTTCTGCCACAGGGGGTGGATCGTCCCGTCCGCGAACCGCCTGCGGGCCTGCCCGTAGTTGGAGTAGGTGGCGGCCTTCAGGCCCTCGGACAGGCCGACGATGATCGGCGGTACGCCGGCGGCCGCGGCCATGCGCGTCTCGCCGGCGCCCTGCACGTTGCTGAAGTCGAGCTCCTTGAAGTCCTTACCGATCACGGTGACGTCGGCGCCGCCGCCCAGGTACAGCGTCTTGTACGCGTTCGCCACCCCTCGGTGGCTGCTCTCCATCTTCGCCTTGAACTTCGCGAAGTTCTCCGGCGTCACCTCGCGTGAAAGGCGGACCGCCAGGTTCGGCGTCGCCGCGTTCTCCATGAACGACCGCTTGTGCCGGGCCATCAAGTTGTCGTTCTGCAACTCCCGCAGCACCGGCGTCATCCACGACATACCCCGGTACGGGGCCAGCGGATCAGGCACGGGCGCGAAGTGCGCCACTTCCTCCGGCCACAGGAACACCGGGTCCTCGCCCGGCTCCTGGTACAGGTAGCCGTACCGCTTCCAGCCCAGCGCCCCGCCATGCGGATGCATCCGCCGCTCGAGGACGATCTGCACCCAGTCCGGACGCATCCGGACCATCTCGTCCGTGAACCTCGTCCAGTACGAGTTGCCGACCATGTCGGCGTCCTGGATCTTCCGGGACAGCAGGTCCTGCGTCGTCCCGCCGAGCCAGGGCCGCTCCAGCGGCCGCAGGTCGCCCGTCCCGAACATCTCCGACGGCTGACCGTTGTTGAGGCGCTGCCACTGGAACCGGGGCGCGGAGAACACCGCCATCCGCGCGGTCATCAGCGCCCAGATCACCGGGTTCGTGGCGAACGCCTGCGCATAGCCCGGCAGGTCGTTGGGCGCCTTCTCCACGGCGTGCCCGGGCTGCGTCATCGTCACGCCCAGCGGCGACCAGCCCGAGTAGCCCAGCGACTCCTGCAGCAGCTGGGCGTACTCCTC